GACGTCCGATGCGCGACGCGCGTGTTCGAGTCCTGCATCACGGCGAACGTTCCCATGCTCCCGAACTGCGCGTTGCGGCCCTTGCCCATCATCTGCCCAGCGCCCTGTCCCGCGACCGCCGGACTGATACCGAAGCGCTCGCGTGCTTGCTGAATCATCATCTCTTCGTTCCTTTGCGAGACTGCGTGCATCGCGGGATTCGCTACTTCGTAGTGCTCGAACTCGTCGGGGCCGAACGGAAGACCACAGCCGGGGAAAATCTTGAAGTTCTTGTCGATGTTCTTGTTCATCGGTGAGATGCGGTTAATTCCCAGCATCCCCCACGTCGTCGCGTCGATGCGCTGATTCTTCGTCGTGCTGATTTCTTCCTGCGCGTCTTTACCGATATCAGCGAGGCCGCGACCGTTCATACCTTTCTCGCCGCTCGATAGGCGTGTCCTCACGACGGGAAGCTGATTGTCGGGGATGAAGTTAAACACGCAGTTCATCACTGTCTTCGTCTCGTAGTGGAACCACGCTATCAAGCGGAATTTCTTCTTCAGCCTATACCAGTAGAAGTAGCACTCCTCGATGTCCCACTCCGCTAGCACGCTGGGTTCTTCCGTCGGAACGACGCCTTTGTTTTTCTGCTCCTTTCTAACCGGCTCGCTCGGCCCGTAGCGGTCCGGGTGGCCGAGAATCTCCGAAACACTGCCCTTCTTGTACTGATGATTAAACTCGCGCTCCTGGAGTTTCCTTCGCGTCAGCCCACGGCACGTCCTGGAGAAAAAATCCGAGTCTTCCGGCGTGTCGCATTGTGGGTCGTAGAGACAATCCTCATCGCGCAAGTTAATGACTTTCGGACCTTCGTAAAGCGTCGCATCCTCGAACTTCGAGCCGCGCTTTTCTTCGTAGCCAATATAGACGGGTTCGATGCGTTCCTCGGGAACGCAGCAAAGCCAAGCTGTTCCGATCTTCGTCGAGTCCGAAAACCACACGTTTTCCTTCGCGTATAAATCCAGCTCGTTCGGCTCGTAAGCGACGTAATCCATGAAGCCTTCTAGGATTTTCTGTTTCTTCGAGTTCTTCTCCGTAACGTTGATGTCCGTCGCCGTTTGCATGTAACGGTAGATGATGATCGGAGCTGTCGCCCAGACGATTCCAAGCACGCGAGCAGCCATGTCGTCCGTAGCTTCGCCGACGACTTGATGAACTAAGTTCGCGCAGTTCTCGAACGGCCAGGACTTCTTCTCCTCGCGCGGCTTGCCCTCGGCGATTCTGCGCCACTCGGGAACGAGCTTCTTGTGACGCTTCTCCAGCTGCGCGCGGCGCGTCTTGATCTGATTCCAAAGCCATTCTTTGATTTGCTCATTGACTTCCGGAGGAAAAGAAGTCTCGCGCATCTCGAACTTCCGCTGCGTGCGGTAGCTGACGCGCGGAGCGGAGTCGGGAGCGATGCTAGGAAGCGTTGCCATCTAATCCACAATCCATTTCTTTGCTTGTTCGAGCATCCAGAGAATCGAGGAGAACGTCACGTCTTCTTGAATAAACAACCCACCAGGTTCTTCGCAATCGTCCGGCGTGTCGTAAATCACGACGACAGTACGCATCTTATCGGCGTTCTCCATCGCTTTTGCAAGAACGTCCGTTACGCTTTTCGACGCGAGACGATCGGCTTTCCATTCGCGTTTCTTACGCAGTAGGCCGAACATCAATACCCTCCCGCCCCGACTTCCCGCCCCGCAAATTGATCGTGCATATTCATCACGAAATCTAGAGTCTCTCTGCTGCGTATCCCGCTCAACGTTTGCGGCGCGTAGCCCAAAGCGTCGAGTACGTCGATAGTAGGCGACGCGGGATAGTTATCGTACTCACCGATAAATTCTACCTGCCCGCGATGACACCACACTTGCGAGTTCTTGAACAGCGGTTCGAGCGCTTCGATCCTGTTCTTCTTCGCGTTCTCGGAGTTGTCGTACGGAAGCTCGTTCACGTAGATGGGTTTCTTCTCGCGGCGGTTGCGCTCCTCGATATGAAACTTCATTAAGTCCTGCGCGGCGACGGTTTCGAGCCACATATCGCTCATCGACCAGCGGTGCGCGATTTCGTAAATCTTGTCCGTCAGCGCAGCATAACCCTGGTTCTTCGCGTAGACTTCGAGAATGTAAAGCTTATCGCTTTCGGGGTTCCAACCGACGACTAACACGACGTGATTACAGCGCTTGCGTTTCTTCGCATGCGCCAAGTCTACAAGCATCCTGCGGTGCAACACTCCAGCAGGCAAGTCCGCGACGCTCTGCGCGTTATAAACTTCATGCTCGATTAGCAAATGATTGCGAACGTCTTCGAGCGCGAGGTCCGGCCTCGATTGCTTGAAGCGATAATGCCGCTTCCAATCTGGATTGAAGATGCACTCTTCCGGCAGCACGCTTTGATTCAGGAAGAAATGCGCGTAATCGTAGTTCGAGCCTGTCTCGCTGACGAGCGTCGCGCGAATATGCGCGAGCTTCTCGATGCTGAACTCCTCGGGGAATATCGGCTTGCCAGCGGGATGAAGCTTACAGCAACCACCCTCCGCACTGTGTGTCTCGAACTTGAACTCGCGATGCTTCTTCCTGATCTTCGAGTTCAAATCGTCGTGACCCCAACGATTGCCAATTACCAACTGGCGGCCTAGCCCGCTGCCCGTATAGCTGCCGCTGTCGAAGCGCGTCGTCGTTTGTTGCCACCAGCGGTAGATGTCCTCCATAATCTCGCCGCCGCCTTGAAGCATATTACGCTGCGCTTCCTTGCCAACGGAGTCGTCGTTGATGACGGAATCAGCGCTGACGCCTTGCAGCGCACCGCCGACGCCGCGATACTCGTACGTCCCGTTCGTCGCATCGATGTTTCCCGCTCCCTTGACGCGCCGCTGGAACTTGTGATGGTCGTTCCACGTGTCCGTGTTGCGCGGCAATACGTCGGAGAAAACGTAGCGGAACAAATCGTTATTCAAGTAATGCTCATCGATTTCCTTGCCCATCGCAATAGCACGGCCTTCGATTTCGTGCGTGACGAGCGTGCGCGTATTCTGATTATGCGCTTTCCGCATCCATGCGCACCAAGCGTCGATCTCGCCGCTAGTTCTTCCGAGCAAGCTCAAGTACTCGCGCATCTGCACTTCGTCGCGCTCCGTGAACGGCAGCGCCCACCAGATACTGAGCGCGATACCCATCGTCGTCTTGAAGTGCCGCATCGGTTCTTCTAACACGAGATGCAAGTCTTCACACTCTAAGCTCCGGCACATTTGATGATGAAGAAGCCGAAGGCGTGATTTTTTCAGCGTGAACTGCGCGAAGAAGAACAACGATCCGAGAGAGTTCAATCGAACGGCATCTTTATACGCACCGTCGTTGCAGTCGGGGATCGTGAGGGGGCGGAACTTCATTTAACTTGCGCCTTACTCGTCATGTGCCACTGGTCACACTCAACGCAATGATAAGCGAAAAGATTTTTGCCGAGCAGCTTAATGCGTACTTCGCAGCTCGTTTTATCCAGGAAGCGGCGCTTACCGCTGGAGCACCTGCGAATCTCTCGGCCGCCAGCTTCTGGAAATACTAGCGGATTCTCTCGCGTCGTCCATCGTAAAAATTGGCTCATACTACGCCGCCGTATGCAACGCCTTCCTACCCTTCACGCGCCGCAACTCCAAATGCCCTCGGACGCGCGCGATGATCTCATTCTCACCGAGAATACCAATCGTCACTTTCACGTCGACGCCGTTTACGTCGACAGCTTCAAGATCGAAAAAATCTCCCGCGAACGAAGGGTAAATCACGGAGTCGCCGCGTTTATACTTCGTTACACTATCTCCAACGCTCACAACCGTTCCTGTCGTCGGACGGCGTTCGCTATCCTGAGCATGCGCAAGCCCTCCATCAGCGGTTCCCGTTCCACTACAATCTGGGCAGATATGCCAGCCTTTTCCTTCGCAGTTATTGCAAGTCCGCTTCGCGGCTTGAACGACGGACGTTTGCTTTCCAGTCCCTCCGCAGTCTTCGCACTTTACAACCGAAGCCTGACGCGTTTGCGAAACCATGCGAATATCCTGAGCGCGGCAAGTTAGACATTCGTATCCGGAGCGAAACTCATCCTGTACGACGATCAACTTCGCGCCCGTCGCTTCCATCTCCAGCGTGCCGAGCTTGATCCAGTTTGTTTCGAGCGCGGATTTGAAGTCGAGTTCAGGCATTTATTTCTTCCCCTGTTTCTCCGTCAAAAACTACTAACCGCTTAATCGCTTCAGAAGCTTCTCTCTTCTCCGCATCGCTCAAAACATGCATAACAGTCCCGCTATGCTCGACCGGCTGGATCGGCATACCGCGCTTGTACTCGACAGCACGCTTGAAAGCATTCCAACTCGTTGCTTCAATCGGAATCTTGATGATGTTTTTCGTGCCGTCGGGAAGAACATCGACGACATAGCCGGTCATGAAATACCACCAGAACTTTTCCTCGTTCTCATCACTAAGCAGGCGCTGAAAGAATCCAACGGACTTGCCTTTCACGTACGCGACGATTTTATTTTGAGAACCAACGGGACGGCCGCCAGCATGTTTTTGTCGTGGAGTTGCTTCCGATTGTGGCGTCACAGTTTTTAACTCATAAACTTTTTCGTTCCGAAGATTTGTGCGGGCACCATCTCCCATCGTGTGGGTGCGAGTAAGACGATGCCCGCCGTAGGGTAGTTCATCATTGAGGCAGACACTTCGTTCCTCGAACGTCCCCTTCCCTTAGCGCGTTGAGTGCGAAGCGTCACGTTAGTTGCAGAGAGTGCGCGTACTAAAACTCAAAAGTCAAGCAAATTCTTGTAAAGTGTAAAGTTGCTATACGCACAGAGCGCTTTACAGACGCTCGTGCGTTGCGTCCTTCTTTACATTACACTTTACAAGCTACTTTACGCGTTGAAACCAAAGCTACTTACAACGCTTTGCTTTACAGATATGTTTACAAAGTGACTTACATGCTTGTAAAGTTAGCATAGCTAACTATTTTCGAGCTTTACAAGTTATGTTAACTAGATTCGTCTTGTTTCGCTTTCTCTTCTAGTATACGCATAAGCTTTGAGATTGTCGTGTGACTGCCAAGATCGGGGAGATCGCGCGCTATTGTGCGACATGCCGCGTTCGGATGAACTTCAAGGTATTCCTGCAGCGCTTTGAGTTTCTCAACTTCGATGAGCGACCAACTCCACAAGCCGCCTTTGCACTCAACGACGAGAGAGCGGATGCCAGTCCTATCGCCGCGAAACTTGTCGTATTCTAATTTGAGTTTCAGCCAGTCAACTTCTTCATCGTCGCTCGGCTTGCTCAGTTTGATTGACACATCGAGCATGTCTTCACTGCGAGAGTGTCCACGCTGAAGCCCGCTCTTGCCAGCATGATGTAGAATGATGAGGCAAAGGCCGCGCGAACGTAGCTGCGCGAACCAATGAAGCAGCTCGATCCATTCTTCTTCGTCGTTTGTTGCCATCCATGCGAGCGTAGAGATCGAATCGAGCACAAGAATTTCAGCGTCATTGATTGTTTCTTCTAGTAGCTTGCGTCCTGAAGCAG